AGCAGGCGATGCGTCTGTTCTGCGCAAACTTCCCAGTTCACAAGTCAGAGGACCTTCCCGAATTGGAAGCTTTCGCAAAAAGCTCCACCTTGCTCAAGGGGATCGACCCTGGCGACGAGCGCTTCGTTTTCGGGATTGTACTGGAACCAGAGGTCGTCGACGCTCAAGGCGATATCTACTCCGCCGAGGAGATTGGTCAGGCCGCTCACCGATTCATGGAAGAATTCGGCGGACTTGGGCTCATGCACCAGGTTCGCGTCAACGATCAGGTGAAGATTCTCGAATCCTACCTTGCGCCCGTTGATTTCGAACTGGGCGGAGTCGCGGTGAAGAAGGGAACCTGGCTTCTTGGAGTTCATGTGGTTTCCGATGAGCTGTGGGGGCAGGTCAAGGACGGTACGCTGAGTGGATTTTCGATCGGCGGGACGGCTCGAAAAATTCCCGAGGCCGTCGCGACTAACTCTGGGGATGTGACGGGTGAACCATGAGTATTCAGCAGAAAGACGAGCAGGAGGCCAAGACTCACCGATTGATCGACATGATCGTCGAGGAAGTCTCCCTTGTCGATCGCGCAGCGAACAAACATCGATTTTTGGTGGTGAAAAGGGACAAGCCAATGGCAGATAAGAACAAGAAGAAAAATCCGAAGACAGCTAAGCCCGCCGAGGATCCTGAAGCTGGCGCCGAAGGCATGAAGAAAGCCATCGGCGATGCTCTCGGAATCGCTACTACGGCGCTCGAAGCCTTGACCAATGCGATCGAGCAGCTCGGACAGGTGGGCGATGCCGATTCGACTCCAATCGTATCCGAGCTGGCCGAAGAACTGGCAGAGGTCGCGGGACAACTTGCCTCTTCCGCGGGCGTAGAGTCTCCCGAAGTGTCTGGAGAGGTTTCCGCTGTGGTTGATGGTGTTCGAGCGATGCTTTCCGAGGTGTCGGGGTTGCTCGCTTCGTCTGCCGAAAAGAATACCGACGATGTGCAATCGGCCGCCGAGTCTACTGCCGCTGCTGAAACCCCGGCAGCTGCGCCGGACGCATCATCCGAGGTTGGCAAGCAACTGGCTTCCGTTGCCACCTCGCTTCGCGGTTTGACGGACGTTGTGAAAGAACAAGCTCAACGCCTGAGCAAACTTGAGAAGGGCGTTGGACTGCCGAACAGCCGTCAGGCGCCGGAGGCGCCGGACACTCGCGTGGCAAAGGAAGATGTGAGTTGGCCCTTGGACATGAATCGCCCAATGGACCGGGAGAGCGTCGACAAGACGGTCTCCTTCCACGACCGATGAGGAAGGAATAGCCATGAGTTATACGTCGAATCGAACGCTACTGGAAAAGGCAGATCTCGCTATTGCCGATCTGACCGCGGGGGGCGGCATTCTGCTTCCTGCCCAGGCGCAGAAGTTCATGCGGCTGCTTATCAAGCAGTCGGTGCTGATGCAGATGGCGACGGTTGTTCCGATGCCCGCGCCCAAGTACCAGGTGTCGAAAATCAAGTTTGGCAGTCGAATCCTGCGTCCTGGGAAGGAAGGCATAGCACTTGCTCAAAACGAGCGGGCCCGTCCGGACCTGTCCTTTCTCGAACTGGATGCTCAGCTCTTCAAGGCCGAAGTGCATCTGTCCGACGAGGTGCTCGACGACAACATCGAACGGGGAGAGCTTCGTCAAACGATTCTCGAGATGATTGCTGAAGCAGCTGGCCGGGACATGGAGGAGATTGTCATCAACGGAGACAAGACTTCCGCCGATCCTTTCCTTGCGGTTCTCGATGGCGTCGTCAAGCAGTCGACTTCCCATGTGGTAGACGCCGCTGGCGGTCCTTTGACCAAGAATATCCTGCGGGATCTTCTAAAATCGCTGCCGAACGAGTACTTGCGCGACAAGAAAGCGATGTCCTACCTGACCAGTGTTGACGCTGATCTGGAATATCGCAATACTCTTGCGGAGCGCGCGACGGTCGGTGGCGACAAGTTCCTGGAGGACGACACGCCGGTCCTCTACTCGGGCGTACCCGTCGTTCCCGTTCCGCTATTCCCGGACAATCTGGGCGCGGGAAATAACCAGACCGTTGCGCTGCTGTGCAATGCGAAGAACGTTCACGTCGGGATCTGGCGACAGATTCGTCTGGAGACCTTCCGTGATGTCTCCGCTGGCGTACTTCGGATTGTTGCAACGCTGCGTTTCGACGTGAAATACGCCGACGAAAGCGGAACGGCAAAGGCCATCAACATTCAGCTGTGAGGTGTTCGCGTGGAAACCATGCTTGTTCGACTCAAACCCTTTGACCCGCGACGTGGACATTTTCTGCGTCGCTATACCTACTCGGGAGTCAAGATCCACGAGGAACGTGGCTGGCACCGCGTGAGCAAAGCCGTCGCTGAGTATCTCAAGACGGTCAAGCAGGTGGCGGGCGATGAATACTCTCCACTTGCTTTCGACGTCTGCACGGATGACGATGCCAAGGCGCTGGACGCTCGGCAAGAGGTCGAGACCAAGGTGCGTCGAAGCGCCACAGACGAAGTGCAGCTTTCGCCGGCGCGAAACGATGGAATCTTGACCTCCGCTGCCCTTGTTGATGGCAAGGGAATCGGGCGAAAGGACAGGAGCTAAAGTGTACGCGTCCTTGGGCGATCTGCGCAGCGAAGGGGTGACGCTTGCTATGGCAAGTGACGAGCGCCTCGTATCCTTGCTCATTGAGGCCTCGGACTACATTGACCATTTGACGGGGTGGTTTTTCGAACCCCGTCAGATGGTTCTGCACCTGGACGGCCGAGGAACGCCTTCGATCGAGCCACCGGTTCCGCCCATTCGCCTGGATTCCCTGAGTGTTTGCGGCGCGCTGGCATCGATGCTGTCAGCGGATCTCATGGTCGTGGGAGCACCCGTGATAGTAGGATTTGAGGCTCCTCGACTCACGCTGCTTCAGAGGTGGGCGCATTGTATTCCGCGCGTATTTCCCAAAGGCGTGGGCAATATCATAGCCTCCGGCTATTGGGGATACACCGAACCTGATGGCACCTTCATGGGGAGGACTCCTTTCGCCATTCGACGAGCGACCATGCTTCTCGTATTGCGGAATCTTTCCCTCCTCGGCAGTGGGGATTCGAGCACCAAATCCCAGTGGCGGATTCTCGAAGAGCGAACCCGGGACCAGAGTTATCGTCTGGCTCCGCTTGCATCGATTGGGGTTATTCTGACAGGAGATCCAGAAATCGATCTTCTGCTCGCGCGCTATCGCCGTCCGGCGGGATTGGGGGCTGCGTAATGCGAGGGAGGTTGATCTATCCTTTCTTGGCGGAACTCTTTCGCTTAGATACGAGAGCAACCTCACTGGAAGACCCAGATGGGACCGGGCCACTTCAGAGCGGGTATGACCCGGATTTCAAAGAGCCAGTGCTCGTCGACACAGATGACGACGGTATTGGCGAGCGCATTCGTCGGGAACATCCCGCGGTGCGTGTTCCCTGCCAGGTGGAACCGGAGGCCTTTGAGGCCCTGCAAGCCTATCCATCGGGCGATTCACCTCGCTCGGTGGTCAGGTTGGTTTTTCACTTTGGCGACCTTGAAAGAATGGGGCTGATCGACGCCGCCTCTGGCGCAGCCCTCATTCACGTTGGAGACCGGCTTGGGGCGCTCTACGACCTGTGCGGAGCACTGGTCCAAGCGATTCGGACGCCCCCGGGCCTTTACGTGACCGAAGCCAAGCCCCTTGGATTCGGCCTCAATATGCTGCGTCCGCGACGAAACCTGCTGCTCGTGTCCTTCGAAGACAGGGACACGGCAGCGCCGAGAGGAGCTTTCTAATGAGATGGATTGCGCTTGTTGTCATGTTTGCATTCTGCGCGTGCGAGCCCGTGGACCATTGCCTTGTCAACGATACCCGTTGCTCGGGGGCAGTTGCCGAGGTTTGCGGCAGCGATGAACGCTGGACCGAGATTATGAATTGCGACGAAGTCGCGGCGCAGAGCGGGGGGCAGTGGAGCTGTCAGTCGCTCGAAAAAGACGCCGGACACACTTGTCTTCCCGTCGTGGAAGACGGCGGCGTTGACGGAGGTGATCAATGAGCGGACCTACCCCTACGCAAGTAGCCACATTCTGGCAGTACATGACTTATCGATTTGGCGCTTCGGTGGTCGATAAGAAAAATGCTGTAGAAATGCAGCTGGTCAGCAAGCTGCTCGATTCGCTCAGCATCGTTGATCAATCCGCCTTCCTTCAGCATTTCACGACGACGCTCGGACGCCGAATCTATATCCCGTTTGAAATCGGCATTCCAACTGCGGATTGGAGCCTTTGGGGACAGATTATGGTCTGCGCGCACGAGTGCCAACACGTTGTGCAGTACGACGAGCTTGGGGCGTTGAAGTTCGCCTGGCAGTACATTACGAAGACCGCCGGGCGAACCAAGCTCGAAGCCTATGCTTACCGGTGTCAGCTCGAGCTCAATTTCTGGCGTACTGGACAGCTTCTTTCGGCTCACGATCTTGCCTCCTCGCTGAAAAGCTATGGCGTGACCGCTGCCGATATTCAGGTGGCCGAAACGATGCTGAGGATGTCAGGCGAAAGCGTGTGTCGAGGCGCGGTCATCAATCCCACGAGCCGAGTCGCTATCGACTGGCTCAACCTAAACGCTCCTGAAATTCGAACAGGGAGTAGGTAGCGATGGGCGTTCAAAGGACGGGCGACTGGGCTCTCGCGAGGCGACTTCTTTCGGGAGGCGGAGCCCGTCTCAAGAACGCCATTAGCACTTCGTTGCGACAGGAAGCTCATGTGCTTCGCAAGGAAGTAGTCGACGGTATTGCGAATCAGGCCCCCGGTGGACAGGCATTTCGTCCTCTCGCTGCAACAACCCTTGCTGCCCGACAACTCGGTGGTTTTGGGGGAAGCAAAGCGCTCATTCGCCGGGGCGACCTTCGCAACTCAGTCACGGTTGTGATGGATGGCGACGAAGCCTTCGTTGGTATTTTGCGAAAGGCTCGGGGGAAGGGAGGCGCTTCAACAGCAAACGTAGCCGAGATTCATGAGTTTGGCGCTGGCCCATTCGTTATTCCGATGACCCCAAAAATGCGCCGATTCCTGTTTGCGATGTTGAAGAAAGCAGGCATTGAGCCGACGGCATCCGGCACGGGCAAAGGCGCGGTAGTTGTCACCATCCCGCCTCGCCCGTTCCTTCGTCCGGCGTTTGAGGCTTTCAAGAAGGGGGTGCAAGGGCGATTTCTTCGTCGAATTGCAGCCCTCATGGGAATGGGAGCTTAGAGATGGCGGTTCCGACTCTGCTTTCTTTGAGCACGAACACCGGGCCTTCGAGCGGCGGGGATCTGCTCACGCTGCTCGGGATCGGTTTTGCACCTGAAATCAGGGTGCAAATTGGTGACAGCACTGCGTCGACTGTCTCTGTTCGACAGGAGCAGGGACAGTCGGTTGCAGTGGTCAGGACGCCTGCTCACGCGGAGGCGCTCGTCGACCTGGTACTGGAAAACCTCAGCGTCGTGGGGCTTCCTGTCCCAGGCGAGCGAGTCGTTCTCTCTTCGGCTTATCGCTTTGTTCGTCCGAGGATTGTCCAGGAGTCCAATCTTACCAGGCTCATTCGAGTGCTCCTTCGGGAGCTGAAGCGACAGGTCATGGAGAACGTCTCGATGTCCGTGGCCGTTGATTTCGACGACACAGCTCTCGACGGACTTGATCTCGTGGCCATTTCAAAGCTGCCCTCGCTTGTGCTGTCTGGGCCCCGGCTGCAGCAAAATCGCTTCTTGTCGACGAATGAAGCGCACGAGGAAATTGTCTCGGGTCTGAATGGCCCACAGATCCAGCGACGGCGTCCGCCGCTGACGGTAGATCTGGAATTTGGAATAACTGGAGCATCCGATCGAGCGGTCGAGCTCTTGAACCTCATTGGAGCGGTTTCGACTTTCCTAAATACGAATCACTGGATCGAGATGCTTCGTGATCCGGATGACCTCGGTAAAGGCAAGGTTCGATGGGAGCTCGATCCGCACGGGGAATTGCAGGTTAATCTTGAAGGCAAGGACGACGTTCGAGCCTTCACTTGGGGGCTTGTTATTCGTGGGTTCGACATCGACGAAGGCTTGCCGCTCGACCTGAACAGGGCGGTCGGAGACCAAGGGACAAACGTGACTATTGGGCGTGTCTGATTGGAGTAGAAGATGAGCAACGAACTCTCGGCTTCAAAAGTAGTAGTTATCGAGGAGGAACCTCGTGTTCGCGGCATTCAGTCCGCTCCGACGTCGGTAGCGGCAGCTGTGGGAATTGCCCAGCGAGGGCCAATTGACTCGCCCGTGCTGTGTAGCTCCTTCGAGCAGTACCAGCAGGTATTTGGGGACTTCACGCTCAACGCGCAGCTCCCCCTTGCGGCCATGGGCTTCTTTGAGAACGGAGGCTCACAGCTCTGGTGTGTCAGGACTTGCCATCACACCGACATCGCATTGCCTGCGAGCGTAGCCGCTCTTCGAGCTATCGGCTATTTGACCTCTTCCGGCGCGCCAACGCCTGCGACAGTGATTGGCAACTTCCCAGCACCCTTCCGTCTTGATGACGGCGACAAGCTCACCGTGGCGATGAATGGGGATTCCCAGTCAGCGGTCTTTCATGGGAAGCCTGCGTATCTGGATTCTGGGAAAGAGACGTTCGCCTTTTCGGACGGGATGACTCTTCTGGTCCGTATTGATTCGGCGCCAGTTCAGACGATTCGATTCCAAGCAGGCGATTTCGACACCATCAGCAAAGCCACCGCAGTTGAGCTTGCGGCCGTGTTGAACGGGCAACTTGAAGGCGCCAGCGCCTCGGTTGTCGGTGGGCAAGTCCGAGTCTCAAGCGATACGAAGGGCACCTCGAGTCGAGTAGAAATTACCGGAGGCACCTCAGCTGGCGTTCTTGCCTTTCCCGAGATAGCAGCGACGGGCACAGGGAACGTCGGAAACATTCACGCTATCACGGTGATGGAAGCGCAGCTTGTGATCGAAGCTGCAATGGCAGGGATTCTGGTATCGTCCATCCCCGGTGGTTTTCTCACAATCCGAACCGTTGCAAGCGGGCCGAATGCCTCGCTTCAGGTCATGCCGACCAGCACAGCTGGATTCGGCTTCGACAACTCGATTCACCACGGACTTGCCTCGGGTTCTGTGAATGCTTTGCGAGTGGAAGGGAAAGACCCCGGCTCATACGGCAATCGCATCGAAATCGAAGTCCGCACGCCCGTGTCTGGAGAAGTCGGAGCCTTCGACTTGGCGGTTGTTGAA